TTCTTGCTCGATCACTGTCAATGCTTGATCATTCGTCAATCCCTCGTCATTGAGTAAAGAACCCAAGTGAGTTTCTACATCAATAACTAAATCTTTTAATCTACTCATTTTTACCTCCGTAATAGTTATATAATCTTTTAACATTTAATTACAAGTCTTTGCAAGTTTTATTTAATTAACATGTTAAAGGCCTGGATCTTGTATCCAATTTCTAGGGTTATCTTTATGATCGTCTGCAATTCTTTTTTCATTCAACTGAAAAATAATCCCATTGGTGTTCAACTTGTTAAGTAACTTTTGCATTTCGACATCATCCTTTAATGCAAACAATTCTTCATTCTTAGTTCTGATTGCATTTGGAAAATCATTTGGATGCATCCTTGCTTTTCGAATATCCATTCTTGTAACAATTGCCCACCCATCAGAGTTGTCGTCAATTAAATATGGTATGTTTAAAACTCCTATCATTTACTTACTCCTTTACTATTGATGAAATATAATAATCAGATATTTTTTTGTTTTGTTTCATGCTCCTATATAAAAAAGGGATTATTTGTTCATCTTGTATTTCAAAACCAAATTCTTTTTTAACGTATAGTCGCACCTCTTGTAATAAAACTCTTTGTGCTTTTATAAAACAAAACATTTTTTCTTTTGTTTCATTTGGAATTAAATTTTCAAAAGAAGTTTCTAAACAGTTTGCAATTGTTTGAATTGCTTTTTCATCAACTCTAAAACAAGACAATCCCTCTTTATTATCAGAGTTTTTATCCTCTATTCTTCTTAAAGTCATGTAAGGCAACTCAACCATCTTAGCAAACGATCTTTGACTAAAACCTTTTTCTTTCCTTAACTCTCTGACTTTTTGACCATAAACTTTGTATCTCATTTTCTATTCCCTCCTATTTCTTTTAGCTTTTTCTAAAATCTCTTCGTCTGAAAAGT